GCCAAAAGACATCCAGTAGTGGCCGGTACATTGGCGGCAGGTGGAGTTGCAGGAACAACTTACATGCTCGGTAAAAGCAGAGGTAAAAGAAGCAATAGCGATTTATATAGAAGGTAGGTTGTCGATTACTACAATAGATAGATAGGTGAGATTATGGCTCCAGAATTAACAGAACAAGAACTTAATATGATAGAGATACTTGAGGATCCTGTTAAATTTGCATCTGCAGAACTCGACTGGCACGCCAGAGAATATCAGGAAGAGATGCTGGGGTCAGATAAAAACAGAGTAGTAATCAGAGCCGGTCGTCGTATTGGTAAGACTGACCAGGCTGTTATTAAGATGTTACACGCGGCATATACAAAAGGAGATTTTAGAGTATTAGTAGTTACTCCCTTTGAGTCACAGATTAAGCACATATTCCAGAGACTTAGAGCTCTAATCAGAAAAAGCGATATGGTTAAACAGAGTGTTACCAGAGATATCAGATCCCCCAACAGAATAGAATTTGGTAACGGCTCATATATTGTAGGTTTTACCGCTGGAACTACCGGCGGAGGCGGCGCAGCAAGCGTTCGTGGACAGGGCGCGGATTTTATTTATCTTGATGAGGCAGATTATTTAAGCGATGACGATATAGATACAATCATATCTGTTGCTTATGAGGATGCTGAAAATGTAAGAATCTGGGCAACATCTACTCCAACAGGACGCCGAGGGCGTTTCTGGCAGTGGTGTACCAAAAAGGAATTGGGATGGCACGAATTTCATTATACATCTCATGTTAACCCTACCTGGTCTGAAGTTGCCGAACGAGATGCACGCAATAACCTTACAGAGCTTGGTTATGTACACGAGATTCTAGCAGAGTTTGGGGATATGGCAGAAGGGGTATTCCAGCGTAAGTTTGTCGAGAAGGCAGCAGAGGCTGGAAGAGAATTAAACTTAGAGTTAGTAGACGATATAGACTATCAAGCTATTAGAACAATCGGTATCGACTGGGACAAGGCTGGGGCGGCAACACAGATTGTTGTAACAGAATATGACCCAGAAATAGACAAGTTTTATCCTATCCACAGAGCAGAGATTCCATCTGGAGAGTTCACTTATTCAAATGCTATAGATACAATAGTGGCCTTGAACGAAGAATTTAATCCAGAATTTATTTATGCAGATCGTGGACACGGAGAATATCAGATAGAGTCACTTCATAAATATGGAATGGCTCATCCTGAGACCGGTCTTGGAGACAAGGTAAAAGGTATAAGTTTCTCAGATAAGATTAAGATTCCTGATCCACATACAAAAGAGATCGGGAAAAAGCACATCAAACCGTTTATGGTAAATACATCGGTTCTACTGTGTGAGAATGAGAGACTGGCCCTGCCATCAAATGATGATCTGATAAAAGAGCAGATGCTCGATTATTATATTGAAAGAGTAACTCCAACAGGAAGACCTGTTTATAATAGCGATAATGAGCACGCATTAGATGCTTTCATGCTCAGTCTACTGGCAATGCAGTTAGAGTTTACAGATATAGCAAAATCAAACTTCTCAAGCAGTGTGGCCACAGCGCCTCGCCTCGACTATGCAAAGCATAGAGAAAAGAAGCAGAAAGAGAAAAAGAAGAGCGAAAAAGCCAAAGTAGCCTTCTTAAATGCAGGTAAGTCAAGAGGAGTTAATGCTATAAGATCAAGTTTCAGCAGAAACAGAACTTTGAAGAAACCTCCAAAACGGAGTAGTTTCTAGGTTCTTTTCTAAACACCACGGGGTGCGTTTTTCCAACCCCCTTTTTCGCGCCCTGTGATGTTTATAAAAATAAAAGCAAAGGGTGAGTTCGTGAAGATAATAGAAGAATGGACCACACAGCAGAATGTTCAGTCGTTTTATGATAATGGCTATCTCATACCTGACAATGACTACATGGAAAATCAGTTTATTATATTTAAGATATCAGACGGACAGGGGCACATACTGACCAGATATAAGAATGGGAAGTGTTACCCGGTACCAGAAAATATCGCATATGATGGGACAAAGCACAAAAACCTTGAACAGCAGCTTGCAATGGATATCTTGTTCGATAAAAGCGTAGAACTATCTATTGTTACAGGAGTAGCTGGTTGTGGTAAGACATTTTTAGCCTGGGCCACCGGACTTGAACTTTTAAGAAGAGGAGAATACGAGTATTTAATTATTGGTCGGCCAATGCAGGAATTAGATGAAACACTCGGGATATTACCGGGAGATGAAAAGGATAAATACCTACCGTATCTTGCCCCGTTTTGGGACCAGATGTCCTCACTTACAGGCAGGGATTACGGAGACTCACAGATGACAGTAATGATGCAGAAAGGAGAATTAGAACTCCTTCCTTTATCACTTATAAAAGGGAGAAACTTAGATAAGGCCTTTATCATATTGGATGAAGCTGAAGATATGACTATCGGCCAAATACAGCAGGCGATAACAAGAATACACAACCCAGAAGGAGAGCCGCCTAGAACAAAGCTCGTACTTACTGGAGATTTAGGACAGATTGATAGAAGAGAAAATAAGAGGGGCAGATCCCCACTTGAATATACTATAGATTACTTTTCCGATACCGACCTTTTCGGGCATGTCAACTTAGAACATTCCCAGAGAGGTAGACTCGCTCAATTAGGAGCAGAGATGGGGAGGGATTACGATTAAGAAAATACTTGTTGTTTCTACAAACCATAGAAGAGCAAAGCTCATGGCAGAAAAGATAGCAGAAGATAGGCATGAGGATATACTTGGCTCAAAAGATTCAAATGCCTTTAATACTACAGGTGCTGAGTATACATTCATTGATGCCGGCTCGCTTGTGTACCAGAGAGGCAGAAACCTTGATGAGATACTGGTTGATATGGAGTTAGATTTAAAATACGGAGAACAATCCACTCTCGAAGGCATGATCCTAAAAAGTGACAAAAACTTTCCTATAAAACTTATTTGAGGTGTTTTAAGTGGCTAGAGGTATAGATACCAATAGAGAAAGAAACTCAGTAGAATACCGGCCGAACCTTGAGTATATACCAAAAGAGGTATATGTAGAAAATGAGTACGAGGAAAGAACGACTTATGAGGTACCCGAAGAGTTAAACTTGGTAAGTGATATTAAGGTAACAGATACTTACGAGTTAGTGGATGATAACTTAAAAAAGGTAAATAAGTTAATAAATGAGCTGGAGTCTGAAGTTAAAGATTACACTTCCACCATAGACGATGAAAGCGTTGATTTTTCCAGATATAAAGAACTGAAACTTAAGGACACCCACACAGCTGGAGAAATAGATATCATAGACCAGTTCGAAGATGATCATAGGAGCATAGAAGAAGATATTAAACTTGAAATACTTGATATGGCTTATGATCTAAAAGATGAGATACTTACTTCTCTTGGTTTTGTTAAGTCAGACTTGCTTGAGGTTCCAGATAATTTCGACCTCGCAAAGCAGAGAGAAAAAGAGATAAAGCTATTAAATGAATGGCTTGAGACTGATATTAAGAAAAAAGAACTCGAAAAAGAGTATAAAGAAATGAAAAACCCTACCGAGACGGAGTTAAATACCTGGCGGCGGGAATACCAGGAAGTTAATGATAAATTAGATAAACTTTCTGCTTATGGCCCAAAAGGTCGTATAGGTAGGGCACTCTATGATAGGGCAACTAAAACTGCTGAAGTTTTAGATAAGTGGGAATCACTTAAAAATAATACAGTAGCTGATATGTTTGACGGTTATCTAGGCTGTGTTGTCAACAACTTTCTATCAAATAATAAGATAGGTTTTAATACTATCTCTATTATAAAGAGACTTAAGAAAGTGCAGGCATTACTTGAGTTTGCACATGGAAGCCTAAACGGTGACTTCCTTGATTTAAAGAAACAGATTAAAAGTATCAAGTCACTGCCACAGAGATTTGCAATGGAAGCAGGAGCCGCAGCTATTGGAGTATTCACCAAAAGAATAGGAAGATCCGTAGCTGAGTTTATAAGATACTCTACAACCGATTCAGGCTGTAAGCCATTTGAAGAGATAGGACAGGAATTAATAGATGTAACAAGAGCTTTAGATATAGAATATCAGGAATTACTTGATGACTACTATAGAACAAACAATATAGAGTACTCACATTATAAGGATATCAACAGTAAACTTGAAGATAAGAAAAGGAAACAGGGACTTTTTAAATTGTTAGATATGCTAATTAGCTCACTATCAACACTTGAAAAGTCAGTAAGAGAAAGGCCTCTTGATGAATGGGTAGATGACTTTCTTGAAAACAACAACCTAAATACTACTTACAATAAAGAGACCAACCAAATCGAGAGAATATAAGATAAAGGGGCGTAAAAATGAGTAAAGAAGACTTAGAGAGCAAAGTTAGGGAGTTCATGAAAGAACTTGAGATGGACCCCGACAAAGAGATAAGTAAAGCTGGACAGGAAAACAGCACTAAGATATTTGACAGGCTCAATGAGCAGTCAGAAGCCCAGATGCAGGAAAAGGTAGTTCACACTTTTGATTTAGATCCAGACGGGGATAGGATACAGATTGTTCCTATTTCAGATATCCATCTTGGATCGATAAATGCTAATATTCCAAAGCTAAGAGATTTCATTAGTTATATAGAAGAAACTCCAGATACTTACACGGTATTAACTGGAGACCTGGGGGAAAACGCCACTAAGACCTCAATCGGTCTTGGGATTTACGAACAGCGTTATGACCCGCAAACTCAAATAGAGATTTTAGAAGAAGAACTAAAACCTCTGGCAGATAAGGGTAAGATACTCGGTATTCAGCCGGGCAACCACGAAAGAAGAATTATGCGTTCAACATCTATTGACCCTATGCGCATACTGGCCAGAAGTCTTGATGTACCTTATCTTGGTTACCAGGGTTATTTTGTAATCAATGTAGGAGACGAAAGATATGAGGCTATGACCTTCCACGGCAGATCAGGCGCCAGAACCCATGGCGGTAAAATCAATGCAGCCCACAAGATGAACAGAGTTGCCAATGTAGATTTATACATCTCAGGACACACCCACATCCTTGATTCTTCACATGACATCATAATGGAGATAGATAAAGATACAGATGAAATAACTTATAGAAGAAGGTACTACGTAATTGCAGGTTCATTCTTAAGTTACTGGGGCGGCTATCCAGAAATGAAAGCATATTCTGTTGCTGACCAGGGTGCGATGCGTATTGACCTATTTAAAGATAGAAAGAAAATAAAAGTACACAAGCCGTAAGGCATTATAAAAGGGGAATAAAATATGCCTAAGAAAAAGATCTATCTTGCTGGCCCGGTTACAGGTAAGGATTTAGTCGAGGCCAAAAAGCACAGAAATAAGATAGAACACAGTTTAAACGTAAGAGGAATGCTTGCCCTCTCTCCGATCAGAGGGAAAAAAGACGGGGAGCAATATGAAGCAAATGAGATAGTTGATAGAGACCTAATGGATATTAGAAATTCTGATGCTATCTTGTGTGATTATACAGATGAAGATCACAGCTATATAGGAACAAGCATGGAAATCATGTATGCAGCAGAAAGAGAAATACCTGTATTTGTGGTGACAGAAAGTAAAAGAATTAAAAATCACTACTGGATACAAAAGTATGCCACTAAAATATTTAGTAACTTCAGAGAAGCTGCAATATACATGGAAAAGTTCTTTTAATAGAGAAATAAGGAGACTGATTATTGATGAAGATACTCCAGAAAATCGGAAACTTCTTCAATCGTGTGATAAACGTCAGGAACGCATCTCCTCAAGATTATAATCCCAAGAATGTAAGAATTAAAAAGGTTGGGCGGGCAACGCTCACTAGTGGTGTAGGTGGAGACACTTTCGAACCACCAGAATGGGACTTTAATCAGATAGATGATGCCTATTCTACATCGTCTTATACAAGACAGGCAATCGACAAATACATCGAGCTGATGTTCAAGGAATCATACGATTTTGTGGGGCCAACTCCAGATACAATCGAATATATAAGAAAAAGATTTAAGATGATGGCTATTGCTACAGGTAAACCTGTTAAACAGTTCTTTACTGAGATGGCAGAAGACTTAGTTAAATACTCAAATGTATTTATAGTAAAAGCCAGACAGAAAAACTCCAAAGGTCTGCAAATGCAGGGCAAGAGTCTTACAGGAGTTACAGGAAATCAGCCAATAGCTGGTTACTTTCTATTAAGTCCCACAACCGTAAGTATTCTTCGAGATGAACACGGAACTATAAAGAAGTACGAACAGGAAGTGCCCGGTAATGGAGATCCGATAGAGTTTAAACCAGAAGATGTAATACATATCTACTATAAAAAGGACAGAGGTAAGGCATTTGGACAACCATTTATCCTGCCGGTTCTTGATGATATAAGAGCTTTAAGAGAGGCAGAAGAGAGCGTTTTAAGACTTTTATACAGACATCTCTTCCCATTATATCAGTATAAAGTAGGTATTGCAGAGCCTGGATTCGAGGCTGATGATAAAGAGATTGAAAATGTAAGACAGCAGATAGAGAACATGCCGGCAGACGGCGGTATAGTCACACCAGAGAGGCATGATATAAAAGTTATCGGTGCTGACGGTGAGGCGATAGACGCTAAAGATTATCTTGAGCATTTCGAAAAGAGGGTCTTTACTGGTCTTGGGGTTTCATCTACAGTAATGGGACGCGGCGATACAGCCAACCGTTCAACGGCTGATAACATGACAAAGGAAATGCACGACAGAATAAAAGCCTTCCAGGAAGTAATGTCAACATTCGTAAATGAATTTGTAATCCAGGAGATGCTTTTAGAAGCCGGGTATGATCCTATAGAAAATCCAGATGACGCAGTAGAATTCCAGTTTAGAGAAATAGATACTGAACTTAAGATAAAGAAAGAAAACCATGCAGTCTACAAGTATGAACACAATGCAATAACTGAAGATGAAATGAGAAAAGAGTTAGGCTTAGATCCTATTCAAGATAGAGCCTTAATGCACGTTAATTTAGTTGGCGGCGCAAACCAGGATGGAGATAGTGAAGGTTCTTCTGCTGAGACAGATAACAAAAACAAACCAGAAAACCAGAGCGGCTCCAGGGACGCACCAAAGACTAAAGAGATGGCAGAGGCAATGACCTCAAGTGCATTCACTAAGGAGCTTGACTATAAGGTCCATGAAGAAAAACTCTTAAAATATTATGATAATGCTAAAAAAGACATACTTGATTTAACAGAGAAATTCTTCGAGGATGAAAAGAAAAAATATCCTAATAATACTCAGAATATAAAAGCCACTCTAAAATCACTTTCCAGAACATCACTTTCTGCAAGCGAAGATAAGTTTAATACAGCCTTCCATTCAGGAGTAATTGAAGCGATGGGAGACTTAAAGGCTAAATCACTTCCTGATATATCCTACCAGACAGCGAGTATGAAGTTAGAAAGAACCCACGATAAATACTTTAATAAGCTCGCAGACGAACTTGCAGATCTAATCTCAGAAGCCATAAAAGAAAATGAAAAAGACAGAGCTAAAAGTAAAGTCAAAAACCTACTCAATGCTCATGAATATAGAATAAGATTTATTGCATTTACAGAGCTCATGCACTCATTTAACTATGGGTATGCACTGACTGCTAAAGAACTTGGAGAAAAGGAAATAACAGTAAAGCACGAAGAAGATGCTTGTGATTTATGTGCAGAAAAAACTGCCATTGATTTAACAGTTGACAACCTGTATGAAGCGGTCCCACCGTTCCATACAAAATGTAGCTGCACTTTATATAAATAAATCAACCACCACAATGGGGGAGGAGGTGTTAGATTGAAAAGATTACGTTTAAACGAGTCATATACCCTTGAGGTAGATCAGGAAAGTAAAGATAAAATGCTTTCCACTAAGGAGTCTACAGATGGGGCGACAGGCTCAGTCATTGCGAATCTTGCCGCAATTCACGCCGGCACAACCAAGAATAATACAGTTTATTGTGCTGATAAGTTAAGGGGTAGTGAAGAGGATAAGACGGGAGTAGCCTCCTGGACACATCCTTATAACAAGCCTGTACTTACTCACCACAACAAACATGCCGACCCAATCGGAAGAGTCCAAGAGGCTCACTATATGACAGCTGGTAGTAGACCATTTATTAAGTTAAAGGTTAAGATATCAGATGAGGCAGCAGCCGAAAAGGTATTGGATGGAAGATATGATACTGTATCCATTGGAGCAGAGACTGATTCTGCAGTATGTAGTATTTGTGGAACAGATATAGTAAAAGAAGGTTTTTGTGGCCACTGGCGTGGAGAAACCTATGAAGGAGAAACTGCAAAGTGGATTCTAGGAGACCTCTGGTTTAATGAGGTAAGTTATGTTAACGTACCCGCCGATCAACAGGCCGGGACGCTGACTAAGACCAGAGAACAGTTGCAGGAGAGTGCTGATTACACGATTGATTCAGTAGAAGACCTAGGAAACGATGGTACCGCACTCCTCATTGTGGCAAACGAAGAACAAGAAACTAAAAATAAAGTAAAACATACATTTGAGGAAGAGGAAGGAGAGACCAAATTGGCTGATACTAAAGACGAAAAAACAGTAGAAGAGTTACAGGAAGAGTTAGACTCCCTTCAGGAAGATTACGATAAATTAGAAGAGGAGAATGAAGAGCTGGAGGGTACAGTTAAAACCCTTAAAGAAGAAAAGCAAGGCTTAGAGGAAGAAAAGAATGGACTGCTTGAGGATGTAGACGAGAAGACAGATAAGCTACATCAGGCATTATCCGAAAGAATTGTTGATATGAGAACAGTTCTGGGTAAGCCGCTGGAAGAAGAAAGAGATGACGAGGTGGCCAAGTATGCTGAGAGAAGTTTTGAATCTCTTAATGATACTATGAGCGATCTTGTTTTAGAGTATAAAGAAGCACTTCCTGGCCTGAGAGATCAGATCGAGAAAGTAACAAACCCTGGCGCGGCTATCGAAGATGGCAAAGAACCAGGCTCACAAAACAAGGAAAGTGATGATGACGACAAGGAGTTTGACGAAGAAGAAATTGACATTAAGTTAGAAGAAGCATTCAAAAATTTATTTGGCGGCACAAAATAATAATAAAAACCCAAGGAGGTAATTTATAGATGCCACTTTTTGAACAATTCAAAGCAGTTCCAGATAGTCGTTCTAACACTAAGTTAGTAGTTTCTGGCGGAGACTCTCCCGCAGAAGAGTTTATTGTTGATCCTACATTACCGGTGAAATTCAAGCACGAGTACGGCGGATGGGGCCAGCAAGAAGTAGTTATTGCAAAAGGACAGTTATGTGCGATTGGTGACCCAGTTAAAGACACAATTACAGGTGAAATGAGACCTACATTAACAATAGCTGACGGGACAAACCCGGTTATTGGTGTAGCTCCTTATAACATCTCTAAGAACACAGATGATAGATTTGACGGCAACCAGCCAAGTGTTATTACTAAAAACTACATTGAGGTTCCTTATATCCCAGACAACAATTATGCGTCTAACGTACATTGGGGTCTTGCAACAGGAAACTTAAATCAGGGTGATTTAGTAAAAGCTAACGGCAACGGTAAATTTGTTAAGTGGGAAGAAGGTACAGATTCCATTAGACAGATCGTTGGTACATTGTGGGCTATCGAGCAGAATATTCCACCTGCAGGTTGGTTGAAATGGGCTATGCTTCCTGACAGTGTATTAAGACAGATGGAAAACCCAGGAGAAGCTCCAGGAGAAGATGGATATCCATGGGATCCTCAGTACGGATGGCCAACAGAAGGACGTGAAGCACAGGACGCTACAGGTATTCCTGGATTAACTGATGCTTACAACATGTCCAAAGAAGATGTAGCAGCAGAAGAATTGGGTACAGTTTCAGCAGGAGCAACAGCTGGTACTAACTTTGTATTTAAAACTGACCATACTCCATTAGTTGACGGTACATTAGTACTGAAAGCAGACGGAGCTCCTATCAATACTGATAACTTTACAGTTAATGAGGAGAAAGGTGAGGTTACCTACACATTAGAGTCTGACGTTGGTGCAAGTGATGTAACAATTACAGCTGACTATACTCACACTGAAAGCCAGTGGGATAACGTTGGTGTACCTACAGGTTGGGACTTCCAGGGAAGTACTGGAGCAGCAAGAATCTTACTTCGCATGTAAGTTAACGATTAATAGATTGTCGATTACTATAATACTATAAAAAATATTCTAAGGAGGAAGTAATAGTGCCTAAAGGACTAACAGAAGCACAACAAAAAAAGCTAAACTTAATTGAAAAATATCAAAATATGATGAACCCAGACTATAATGGACCCTCTTCTTTTAAGGAAGAGCGCGTAACCTTAAACGAAGCACTGTCGACACCAGATGCTTCAGTATTAATTCCAAGAGTGATTGTAGGTGAATTAAGAGAGTCAGCAGAGCCTAACTATATCGCAAGTAACTTTTTCGATCAGGTGCAATTGACAGAAGGTAGAAGTATGGTATTTCCTACCGTTTCTGCCATTCGTGCCCAAGATATAGCTGAAGGCCAGGAATATCCTCAAGATTCCCTCGACTTCAATCAGTACAAAAGTACTGAAATTAGAGTTGGTAAGGTTGGTCTCCAGATCAGCATTACTGATGAGATGATCGAGGATTCTCAGTGGGATGTGATCGGACTTCACATTCGTCACGCTGGACGTGCGATGGCTCGTTTCAAAGAGGAAAAGATTTACAAAGAGTTTAAAAAGCACGGTCACACAGTCTTTGACAATAGCTTAAGAGGTACCAATCCAGATGCCGGTACTACCGGCCTAGGTAAAGACGGTAACTTAAATGACACTATGTCAGTTAATGACTTTATCGACATGGTATTAGCTTTAATGGCTAACGGTTATGCTGCAACAGATATTTTAATGCACCCTCTAACTTGGTCAATGTTTGCTAAGAACAACGCTTTATCTCAGTTAGACCTTGCTGCTTTGGGTGGAGAAGGAAACGACGTTACCCTATCACCTGGAATGGTACAGGGTCGTATCCCAATGAACTTAAATGTTAACTTAACTCCATTTATGCCTATCGATAGAAAGAACAAGAAGTTTGATATGTATGTTCTGGACCGTAATAACGTAGGTGTAATGCTGGTTAAAGATCCACTATCTACAGAGCGTTTCGATAACCCTCGTAGAGATATCCAGTCAATTAAAGTTAAGGAAAGATATGGCATTGGTTTACTAGATGAGGGAAAAGCGGTAATTTCTGCCAAAAATATTGCTCTTGATGAAACATATCCTGAGCCACAGCTGGTTAGAAATATATAATAAGCAAATAAACTAGGAGGAGATTATATTGGCTAAAGTAAAAGTCAAGCTCGCTCCTGGTCGCATTGCTTTCTTTCATCAAGAAACAGGTATCCATTTAGATTTAGAGTCCCCGGTTGCGGAAGTTCCCGGGGATGCTGATCTAACTGGAATTAAGACAGCCTTAAAGGTTGGCACCTTAGTTTTAGTAGAGGGAAGCATTGAAGACCTAGAGCAGGATGACACTAAAGAAGATACAGCCAATGATTCCGAAAAAAAGGCGGTCAAGGAAGACCAGCCCAGTAAAGAAGAGGATAAAGTCAAGGACGACACATCCGATGAAGACTTTACTGAGGAAGAATTGGAAGAGTTAACAGTAAAAGAACTTAAAGACCTTGCAAGAGACATGGACCTGAGCGGTTACTCAAGTATGGTTAAGGATGACTTAATCGAACTTATCTTAGGTGAATAATGACATAATCGGCGGGGCCAGTCCCCGCCTTATATAAGAATTAGGAGGATTTTTAATGGCACTCAGACCAATAAGTTCCAAAATGATACTTTCTATAGAGCCTAGAAAGATAGACACAAATGTCCCACTTGATAAGAAAATTAAGGTTACATTCCAGAGAGATATGAATGTTAATACCTTAAATACTAGTACTTTTCAGCTTGAAAAAAACAATGGTGAAAATGTAGAGGGTTCAGTTGAGTATAAAGACAAAATAGCATATTTCACACCCGATACTCCTCTTGAGCCTGATACCACTTATCAGGTGACTCTTGTTGGTGACAGTGAGGTCGAAGATGGTGAGGGCGAGGGAATCCAGGATATATTAGATAACAGCCTCTATGGGAATTATACCTGGACTTTTACTACTGCGAAATCCGAAACTATAAAGGCACCTCAACTTGAAGAACCCTATAATGAAAGTTATCTGGAATCAAACCCAATAGAGTTTAGCTGGGAAAGACCAGAAGGTGCAGTAAGATTCGAGCTGCAGATAGCAAGAGACAGAAACTTTAGAACTATTGTCTGGCCAGAGGATCAATCCTATATCTCAGAAGAATACATAACACCAGATATAGAGTTTAAAGACGGACAGTATTACTGGCGAGTAAGAGCTATCGATTCAAGAGAAAGACCGAGTAAGTGGAGTCCTATCTGGACTTTTTCTATAAATACGCTAAAAAAGGGCAAGGTAACAAATGAAGACCCAGAAGAACCAGAGGTAATAGATTCTGGTTATGCTGCCCCAAGAGAACTTGCTGAAATGTTTCCCGATAATCATGATAGTAATATCGACCTTAATTTGGGAGCGATAGTAATCAAGGTCTTAGGCGAGGTAGACCCAGACGAGGTTAATGAGAATAACTTTAAGATAACAGGTAAAGCATTAGGATATGCCGATGATGATGAGTCACACGGAGATGTAGAGGGAACAATATCAGTTTTTTATAAAGACGGGTTAAGCCATATAGTATTTCAACCAGAACCCGTGAGCGAATAAAGGAGGATCTAAATGGCAATTAACATACAGGGCGGCACAGAAGATCCAAAAAAGGTATTATTAGAATTTAAGGGCAGACAGGCCGAAGTAACTGAAGATGGGGCTATAAAGGTAGATAGCACCCATACTATTCAGACAGTAGAAGGCACAGTCGATATCGGCTCACCGATAGATATAAACCAGCCTATAGAAACTAAAGAGTTAAATACAGTAAGAAGTATAGAATCAATGCCTCCAGTCAAAATAGATCCGGGGCAGAACACGGTTAAAGCTGAGATAGATCAGCCAATAACAGTAAGCCAGAATGATACCGTACTCTCAAGAATAGTTAACTCTTCTATTAATGTAGAAGGAGAGGTGGCAGTAAGCAACATACCAGTACCATTGAATGACGCTGGTGATAGTGTCAATGTTGACGGTAGTATAAGTATAGAAAACCTTCCTCAGGTACAGGAAGTAGATGGTACTGTAACAATCAAACAGGCTGCTGGAGATAGACTAAAAGTAGATGCCAATATAGGTAATACACCACTTCTAGTATCAACAGGCGCAAACAGTTTGAGTATAGATGGAGAAGTAGGAATTAAGCCTGGAGATAATTTAATCGGTAGTGTAAATATAAACGGCAGACCAGAAGTTAGCCTGCCAGATATCGCAAAAGATACTGCAGGTCACCTGCAGGTAGATGTATTATCACAGCCCACACTTACCTTTGACGAGGTTAAGATAAACCCAGAATGGAATGATGTAACAGTAACTAACTGGCCGGATGTGCAGACTGTAAACCTTGCTGAAAATACAGTTAGACTGCCTACTAAGATACAGGAAAATCTAAAGAGCGTATCAGCAGAGGTAACAAATACAGTAACAGTTAATGACATTTCAGATAATAAGCATGTAGTAGTAAATAACTGGCCGGCGGTACAGGATATAAGAGGGGAAGTAACACTACCAAGTGATACGGTAGATGACTTAAAAGTAGTACAGGTAGATAACTTCCCTGCAGTTCAACCAGTATCCTTACCTAATGTTGATGTTGATAGCTTAGGTCGTTTCACCGTTAAGGTAGATAAGCTACCTAACATGATTCAAATAGATGACTCAACACCAATTAAGGTTGATACTGAGCTTACTGTAGAAAATGCTCAGATCAATTTAGACAATCTTAAGAGTGTTGATGTAATAGATACACTTACTTCTATTACAAACCCGGTACCAATAGATGATACAGAACCGATCAAAGTAGATGTAATCGGTATCGACCAGGTAACATTTACAAACAGCTATTTAGATACACATGAGCAGAACGCCTATGATGATACAAATGATAGATTCAAGGTAACAGTAGAAGAAGACCTTACAGGATTAAGAGATGTAAATGTAGTCAACCAAGAACTGCCCGTACATGTAAATAACATACCGGCAGTACAGGAAGTATCAGCAACAGATTTAGATATTAGAACCTTAACTGCGACACATGATCATGTAAGTGCTCAGATACTTAATGATTCATTAACAGTTAATGACGGCGGACAGGCCCTTACTGTTGATGGAATGGTTGACATAAATAACTTCCCAAATGTATATCCTATAACAAATGACGGAGCACCTTTAAGCATAGAGGGTACTGTAGATTCTAAGATAGTCAGATCAATAACTTTAGATGTTGCTCCAGATTTAACTAAAGACCCCTTCCCGGTAGTCGGAACAGATTTTGACATTAGACAGCTTACAACAGAAGATACTGTAAGTATTGAGGGTGGGAATGTAACACCTGTAAATATAGAAGGTAATGTAACAGTAGACAACCTTCCTGAAAATCAGGACGTAACAGTTACCAACATCTCGCTGGACACTGAAAACCATGTCCAAGCGGACTTATTGTCGCTGCCGGCTGTAGAACTACATGCTGACACGCTGGCAGCCTTAGAAAATACAACAGTAACAGTAGATAATATACCAGAAAACCAAGATGTTACTGTGACCAATATAAACTTAGACGAACTCGGTAACCAGCAAGTAGATATAGTAGATATGCCTAGCGTCCCCCAGGGAGATAACATCATAGGGAGGACAAAAACATTAGGTTCAAACTATGATGAGCTGTCTCCTTCTCAAAACGAGATTAGAGTTAATGTCTCTGGAGAACAGTTTGCACATATAGTAAATCTACCAGAAGTGCAAAAGGTTGATCTAAACAATGTAAGTCAGGATACAGAGCAGAGATTAAATGTGAATATAGATAATCAGCCTACTGTAAAAATTGATGACACTACTCCTATTAGAGTAGATACCGAATTAACAGTAGAGAATGCTGAAATTACGTTAGATAACCTAAAAAGCGTAGATACGATAGATACCTTGACTTCAATCACAAATCCTGTGCCTATTGATGATACAGACCCAATAAGGGTTGATGTTATAGGTATAGATACAGTAAATATTGAAGGCGGTATCCTAGATACCAGAGAGCAAAATGCTTACGACGCAACAAACGATAGATTCAAAGTTTCAATAGAAAATGAGCCAGCGGTAAGAGACGTAAATGTAACAAATACTGTATTACCAGTAGACGGGACAGTAGAAATTACAAATATCCCTACAGTACAGACTGTTGAAGCTACCGACTTAGATATAAGAGCTCTGACAGCTGCAACCGATTCAATTACTGCAACAATAGATAATTCAAGTATTGATGTTAATCTTATCAATGGTATTCTACAGGACGCTTCTGGTCACGGACAGGTTGATGTTTTAAGCCTACCCGAGATAAACGGCAATGTAACAGTTGATAACCTTCCAACAAATCAAGATGTAACTATTACTAATACAGGAGCAAGGGATGCCGATGGCCACTCACAGGTTGATATAGTCAATACTCCCACTGTCAAGGTAGAAAACCTAGACATAGTAGGATCAGAAACAGATCATTCTTCAAGTAGTGTTCAAATATATGGCAATGACGGAATCTCAAACCAGCCAGTTGCTACAGATGATGAAGGCCGCTTAAGAACAGTAAGCGAGCAAAATAAAGGTACAATAGATAAGTTCTTCGAGGCAGAGCTTGATAAACACGAATGGACTTATAGAGATTTTATTATCCCAGACGGAGAAGAATGGGTATTAGAAACACTCGGTTATTCTTTCGTACCAGAGCACAGAGACTGGCACGATATGCACAAGGATTATGGAATAGAGATAGAAATGATTTGGGACCCAGATGGAGTAGATGAAACCTTTAGAAGACTGTCTGGAAATGGTTATGTACCAGAAGTGAATTTAAGAAAATCATTTGTAGGAGATGGAAACAAAAAAATACGAGTAATAATCAGGAACAGAAGTCATGATGACGATGACCTAATAGTTTCATCCTGGTTCTTAGGGTACACTCAATAAGAGGTGATGATAATAGATGTTAGATAATCAAGTAATAGACATGGGATACTGGAAGTTTAAAGAGTTAAAAGAAGAAAGAGACTACCCTATATGCTATATAGAAGGTAGCAAAACGTTCACCCTCATGATGCATGAAAGACATAGAGGTTATAGGTGTCAGATAATCAAAGATGGCTTCAAGGATAGTTTTATGACGGACCTAACCGACCAGCAGATAATTGATATAGAAACAGATTTTAAGAGTACTGGCGGACTCAAAGAAGAAGCTAAACTCGTAGAAGATCTAATGAATGAAGCTGCAGTTGGAATTAATATAAGTTCATATAAATATAAAGCAAGTTTTGATGAAACCCATAGGATAGACGACAAAGTAACAGAAAATATCATGTTTGAAGGAAAATGTAAATCTATCTGGTTTAAATCAGATAAAGACGTAAACTTCCAGATAGATAATGGAGATGTCGTTTATGTCCCTCATGGTGTGGAGTATCAGTTAGAATTTGACTATAAACTAGTTAACCCTACCTTCAATATAACATCTCAAAATGGAGATGGATGGGTAGATTACTTCATTGATGGCGAGGTGTTATAAATGCCAATTAGAAAGACTAATAAAGAAGTAAATATATCGGGTCAATATATAGACGGGCAGGCGCGGAAGGCCCACATCGACCCCCATGGTGCCCTTAAGGTAGTTACTTTGAATTATAAGCCAGGGCGTAATTTATTAATGAAAGGTCATAAGTTTACTGCAGAGGCAGCATTTGGCCCAGATAGCCCTAGAACAACAGAGCATGTCTGGGAGCTGCCTTATGGTATCAATCTTCTTGGTGGAATGTTTAAGATGAAAAATGCTAAAGACGGAGACAAGATAGATATCTCAGTTATTGTTTCGCAGGAAGATGGGTCAGAGTTT